ACGGCTTCAATCAAATAAATAAGCCGTTGTTGACGATTTTAAACAACCGCAATCATGAAGCATTTCGATTGCTTTGTTAATATACCAATCATAATCAATATCGGTTGGAAAGACCGACGGCAAGTCCATTAAAGGTTTAGCGCCGTCGGTCTTTCCGACTTTGTTTCCGCTGATTACGTAAGAAATATGCCCGGCTTCCCCTTTCGGATAATACCAACGAACGACCTTACCCAAGTATTGCCCGTTCTTTTCGCCGCCGCCTTTGACGTTCTTTACTGCAACGAAGCGGCGAATATCGCGGCATTCTTTAACCGTCTTTTCGACCGGCTGTTTGTTCTTTATGAACTGCAAAACGGCGTCGATACAAACAAGCGTTTCGGGATTCTTCGACAAAATCGAATTCAAAGCCGAACCGCGTTCCGAAAATGCGCCCTTGGTCTTACAGCCTAACCGTTCGTCAAGAAAGCGCGCTTCGGCGTCGCCGCCGTCAACTTTAACGGCAATGTACGTATTAACGTCGCGACTGTAAACGGCTGAATACCGGGTTTCTTCGGTCTTGAATGCGGTTCGCTGTTCCCATTCGGCAATAATAGCGCGAACTTCTTCATGCCGCGATTTATGGTACTTGGAAACAATGCCGTCGGTGTTTCCGCTGATTACGTCAATACCGGCGTCGTTCAGCATTTCGATAAGCATTAGAAGAACAAGTTGCCCGGTAATGGTTACTTGCAACATAAGTTGCGGCGCGTAAAGCGTCGAATACTTGTTGCCAAGCTTTCCGAAGCTTCCGTTAATGGTAATCTTCAGGCTGTCGGCAATCGTCTTCCAACGCTTCGCGGCGGCTTTGTCGCCCGACTTCTTCGCTTTAGCGGCTTCGTTCTTTGCATGAATTCGGGTATTAACAATCGTTTCGTAAACTTGCAAGAACGCTTCGCCCAAGTGCGACGGGAACAAGCGTTGATTCAAAATAATACGCGGGTAAAACGATTCAACGTCATTATCTGCAATAATAATTTCGTCGGTTGCAACGTGCGCGGCTTTTTTTTCGTTCGAATGAAGCCCGCCCATACCCAACTTATAAACGCTGTTGCCAATGGATACCGACAGCTTTTCAAGCGCTTTCGGCATGATAGGAGACCCCAAGCCGTCAAGTTCGAACCGGGCGTTTAAAACGACTTCCAGCATATCGCGCAACTGTTGCGACCGATACGAAACGAACGGCGGCAAGCTGTATTGAAGTATCGTACCTTCGCTTAATGTGGGCTTGCGCGGGTAATACCCTAAAACCTTTTGCAATTCGCTGTTAATTACGGCTTCGGCAACTTGCGCATCGGATTTCGAACGAAGGTCAACGCCGTATTCTTCCGACATTTCCATACGCAATTTAAGTTCGGGCGCAAGTTCGTTAAACAGCAATTCGGTATTGGAAAGGTCGTTGCAGCAATAAGGGCGGATTACTTCGGCGTCTTCCGCCGTTAATACGTGATTTTCAGGAAACGGCAAATCTTGCATTCGTTCGCAATGCAAGCGCCCGGCGTACAACTTCAACGAACCTTGAAGCGGCGCAACTTCGATAAGGTCGATATGGTTGTATTTCGGAATCTGAACCTTGTAAGCCTTTTCGAATGTAAACGGCGTATTGTTTTCTTTAATGATGAAATCCGACGCTTGCTTTAATTCTTCGCAAGTTGCGCCCTTTACGGCAAGCGTAATCATTGGCAAGTCATAGTTGCGACCGTTAAAGCTTACGATGCAAAAACGCCAAAGCATCCAAAGCAATTTGGTTTCGTTTATGCGATGGCCGGGCGACTGTTCGAAGGCAACGTACTTGCCATTCGAAAGACATTTGAACGCAATGTAAAAGAAGTTTACGTAACATTCAACGTCGAAAACGAAGACGCTTCCAGCCGGAACCGACATAAGTTCTTCGTCGGTCATAAATTCAACCGGGCGAAGCGCAAGACGAATCGCCGAAGAAAGCTTGTCAATTCGGCGATTCTGTTTGGTTATGATAAACCCGTTGTTGTCAAGCATATTCGGCGGTTCCTTTGTCAAAACGGTATATCGTCGTCGTATTCTGTCGGATTATACGCCGTTTCTTGTTTCAAGTCAACGCCCATTAGTACGCCGCGTACGTTTTCGCCAAAGAAGAAAACGCGGTTGTTATCTTTGTCGAAATGCGCCTTTTGCATTGCATGCTGAAGCGTCGTAAGATACTTCGCTTGAAAGCCCATGCCTTCCGGCAAGCCTTCGATTTCATACGTCGCTGCTTCCTCTTCGGCTTGTCTGGAAGAAATTGAACAGTTATTAAAATAAACAAACCCGTTTCGGCTGAACGATTCGACAGCATGCACGGCTTTAAAGAATTCTTCGGGAAGGGGCCAAGGGTTCAAGCCTTCGACGTTGATAATACCGGCGTAATGCGGGTATCGTTCGCCGTAAAGTTGGGTTTTGATAAACGAACCGTCGTCAAACCAAAACGTCGCCGACGCCCCGGAATAGCCGAAGCCGGTAAGGGGCTTGCCCGCCTTCGCCACGGCGACCGCTGAAGCCTTGGGAATCAGCATAGGGGGTAAGTCGATACCGTGCCAGTATTCAAGCAAGGCATGCCCGTTCGTCGCGACAGCCGACCCGGATTGCAGCAACAGGGCCGCATGAACGGCATTCGGCGCGCCGTCGGTTGCCAAGCATGCGACCGATTCAAACGCGGCTTTAATACGGTCGTCGATTGCGGCAATTTGCGGGTCGGGTTGCGGCAATTCCAGTTCTTCGAAACCGACGCAAGGAACAAGCGCCTTAAACTTGTCGAATTTTATCGAAAGGGTATTTTCCGAAAGTTGGGTAATGTTCAGTTCTTGCCCACATTTAGCCAAGGCGTCGATAAATTGGTACGTATGCGGGCAAGCGGTTAAGTCGTCTTCGACTTTCGTTCCGACCATGATTACGCCGTTGCATGCGACAACCCAATTGCCGGAAATGCCGCAAAACTGTTGTTGAACGGTTCCGGCTTTCTTTTGCGCAACCGCAACGAACTTCAGGCCAGCGATAAGCGAAGCCGCAACGTTGGAAACTTCGGCCTTTTTACGACGGGCGCGCGGTTTTTTCTTCGCGGTCGTTTCTTCGGCTTGCTGTTCCTGTTCGACTTCAGGCGGCAAAGGTACGCCCGTTTCAAGCTTCGTTGTCATTTTCAACCCCCAACGCTTCAAAAGCCATTTGTACGTAATGCGCCATTTTCAGCAAATCAAGCCGTTCTTGTCCGGGTCTTGAATTCTTGCCAAATCGCGCGGCATACTTCTTGACTTGGTTAATACAATGTTCGGAACTATATTCCGAAGCTATGTCGTCGCCTTTATCACCGTATTGCGGAACCGTGTAATTTTCAATATGCGATTCAACTTCGGCGGCAAACTTCTTCCAATCTTCGGCGCGTTTACTCATTTTGTCAAGCCCTTTCAATATTCGTACCCTAGAACTTCGGGGTATTTTTTGTTTGTCCAAACGCGAACCTTCTTCGGTACGCGCAATTCAGAAACCCGGCGCAAAGCTTCATAAGTCGTCGGGGGTGGTTCTTCGGCGTGTCGTTGTCGCCACCAATCGCGGGCGCGTTTCGACGCCATGCCGGGATGTTCAAGGCAAACCCATTCATTGAACATTTGAAAGCCGCAAAAGTACGAAACCTTTATTGACGGCGGCGACGTTAATACGCCGGTCGTTGCGTCTTTCTTTTCGTGCAAGTTGTAAATTACCCTTGCAACGTCGAAATATTCAACAATCGGCGCGTCGCTTCGCAAAAGCTGTTCGTTTCCTGCGGTCTTGAATATCTTCGTTTCAAAGCTGAATTCGAAGCCGCAATTGCAGCAAAAGCGCGCCGAAGCATGGTTGTAAACGCCGCAACTGTCGCAAATGCGTACGGGGGCGTCGCCGGGCGCGCCTTTGCCGGGCTTCCGGGGCTTTACCGGGTCATTGATAGGGCCAAGCCTTCGGGTATTGCCCGCGAAGTCAAGAACAAGGCAATTCGCTTTGCCAGTATCCGGCGAAGGGCGCGTACCACGGCCCAACATTTGAACCCAAAGGCCGGGCGATAGTGTGGGCCGAAGCATGCCGATAAGGTCAATCGGAGGATGGTCAAAGCCAGTTGTAAGCTTGTTGTTATTGACCAACGCCCGAAATTCGCCAGCTTTGAACGCTGCAATTCGATTGTCATTTTCTTTGGCCGAAAGCTTCGAATGCGTAGCGGCGGCATTTACGCCGAAGCTTTGCAGCATAGCGGCGATATGTTCGGCGTTTTCGACGCCCGAAGCAAATACAAGCCAGCTTTGCCGGTCGTAACCCTGTTCGACCATTTCTTTAACAGCGGCGTATGTAACTTCGTCTTTATCAACGGCGGCTTGAAGTTGCTTGCCGTTAAAATCGCCGCCCGACAAACCGACGTTCGAAATATCAATTTCGGTAATCGTTCGTTTGGGAATCAGCGGCGCAAGGTATCCTTCGGCGATAAGCCGGTTGAAAGCTTCAATACCCGTAATGTCGTACGCAACGTCGGTAAAAAGCCCTTCGTCGGTAATCATGCCTTGCTTTAAACGATAGGGCGTTGCCGTGAATCCAATAACCTTCAAGTATGGGTTAATCTTCTTCAATTCGGCAATAACGTATTGATACATTGTATCTTCGTTCGGTCCTAGCAAATGGCATTCGTCAATCAAGATTAAATCGCGAAAGCCAAAATGCTTCAAATGGGCCGGGCGACCGTCGTTTTCTTCAAGGCTTCGTTGAATTGCCTTAGCGACCGACTGAACGCCACCGAATACGATTGGCATTATCATATCGCGCGAATTCAGGCCAGCGGAATAAATGCCAAGCGGCGCGGTCGGCCAAATCGACAAAAGCTTTTCGGCGTTTTGTTCGATAAGTTCTTTAACGTGCGTAAGCATCATAATTCGCTGATTCGGCCAATATCCGAAGATATGCCGAATGAAATTGCCAATTACAACGCTTTTGCCGGTTCCCGTCGGCATGGCGACGACGGGGTTTCCGGTTTGACCTTGGGCGAAGTATTCGAATATCGCGTATTCGGCTTCTTCTTGATACCAACGGGCTTTATACATTTTCCGTTATTGCCTTGTATTCGCCGCAACCTTGCGGGATGAATTCGCGCGGAATGTTTGCATTGTGGGCAGGTAGCGAACAAAACCATTCCGCATTTTCAACAGGCGTTGCATAAGAACAGCTTCGGCAATTGCGTTCGGGCGCTTTCTTTTCGTGGCAAATGCCTTTCATTGCGCAATAACCGCACTTATGAAACGTCGGATTATCCGACAGCCGGGCCGGGGGCGTTTGCGACGTAATGATTTGTTCGGCCTTCATTTCCATTTGCGCGCCTAACTTATGGTCAAGCTTCGTAACTTCAATATGCAAATTGTCGTCGTTCTTGTTGATATTTAAATAAACGACATATCGAAAGCCGTACTTGAAACCGTACGTCGAAGTTTGCGCGAAATGCTGCGGCTTTGCGACGGGCATTCCGTCGGTTCCAAGCTTGTTAAAACCGGCCCCGGTTCCATTCGTTTTGAATTCCAGCAATACGGGTTCGTCAATGCCGTAACGTTCGGGAAGCTTCGCGATACCGTCAAGCGAACCGCCGAAATGCCCATTTACGCCGCTGATTCGATATTGCGGGTAATTGCCTTCAGCGTCGGGCGGGCTGTTGCGGTCTTCGAACCAAACTTGAAAGCCGATGCCTTCCAGCCATTCGATAAAGCGCGCTTCTTCGCGATGCCCACGATTTAACAAGCGCTGTTGCCGCCCGTCGTGTTTTTCGTGAAGGCACCAACGGAAGACGTACCACAAATACCGCTTGCATTCGTGGCCGATAAGCGACGCGCCCAAATGTCGGCGCGGGCCGTCGTCGTAAACTGTTGCGCAATATTCGTCAACGTCTTCTTTAATTCGCTTCGCAAGCGCCTTCGCAACGCCGGGCGAATCCAAATCAACGGCTTGTTTTCCGTCTTGTGATTTCGCGGTTTGTTCGCTTGTTTCGTTCAATTGCTTTTGCATTTTGCTTTTCCTTACGGCGTTGAAGGGATTTCGCGTTTTGTTCTAAGTAATTGGAACAAAATTCGGCAACCTGTTTAAGCTGTTCTTTTGACAGCCAAGAAATATGGCATTCGTTGGAATGAATGCCAAGCGTCGAAGCAAGCCAATTGTAAGCGCGGCTTCGCGTCATATAACCATTTCGCCAAAGCGGGTCGAATGCGTTATGCGCCTTCGTTCGAAGCTTGCGGGTTTCACGGTCGGCCATGCGACCAAGGGGGGTTTCGGTTCCGGGATGGCAACCAACGACGGCGGTACAGTCGTTGCAGTAATAAACCTTCGGCCAATTACCGTAAATTCGACCGTATATTACGTCGTTTGTTGTTAATTCAATATTTACCGAACAACAGTTGTCGCAATGCGCGGGTATCGGCAATGCGTCTTCGATTTTTGACATTCTGAACACTTCCCCTTAGAAAAACGGCGGGGCCGGTTAAAACCCCGCCGCAAATTACGACATTACCGCTTAACGCTGACCCCAAGGCGGGGTTGCACCGCCAGCAGGAGCCGCGCCGTTCTGCTGCCAGCCAGCAGCGGGGGTGGTTTCTGCGGGTTGCTGTTGGGTCTGCTGCTGGGGTTGACCCCATGCGGGCTGTTGCGCCGGGGCAGTCTGCTGGGCCGCTGGGGGCGCGAACGTCGCCGGGGCCGCGCCTGCGCCAGCCTTGCCGGGTTCGTTGCCGTTGATATCATAAACCCGCTTGACTTCGGTATATTGCGGGTCGTTCTTTTGCGGCCCGACTTCGACCATAAACGGGATGTTGTGCAATTGCGCCGTATCTTGAACGTTGAACACGCCGATAACGTGGCAAACGGCGGAAAGCTGGCGATGCGCGATTTCAACGGTTTGTTGATTGGAATGGTAAAGGTTCAGGCGGTAAGCCCCGATCGTTCCGGTTTGCGGGCCGTCGATAATCTTCAAGTTCAGTTGAAGATAACCGCCGTCGTTCTTGGCGTTCGCCTTGAATTCCGACGATTCGATAACTACGGGATGCTTGCCAATGGGAAGACCGCCGACGCTTTGCGACGGGTCGTACTGTTGCGCGTTGAATGGTTGGATAAGTTGGACCATTTGATTTCACCTTTCGAAAGTGTGGTTGCGACGTTAAGGTTGTCGCGTTGCCTATTTTACGACATTGCCTTTGTGAACAATGCCGACAAATCCGGGGGTTCAAGTTCCGCAAGCCGCCCGCTTCTATCCCGCGCCATAATGTCGAAGGTTTCAGCGGTTCGAATTGCGACGACGGGCTTTGGCATACCGGGCATGTTGACTTGCCCAATGTGCAAAATTTCATCGTACATATGCGGAATCTTTACGTTCAAATCTTGACCGGGAAAATACGGCTTCTTTCTTTGAATTCCGTTTTCGTCAACGGTCGATTGTTTGCCAATCAAATATATATGCTTTTGGGGCAAATAGTAAAGCGCGTTAACAATTTCCATAACGCGGCGGGACAGTTCGCCGTAAGCCTTGCGACCGTCTTTGTTCTTCTTCAGTTCGTCGGTAAGGATGATTTCGGCGACTTGCGAAATACTGTCAATACCGACGGTATCGAAGTTGCGCGCTTCGGCTGAAGTGAATAACCATTTAAAGAATTCGTCGATTCGTGCGGCGTCGTACGCTTCCCAAGCCGGAACGTTCGAAGTTCGCATTGAAAGCATGCCTGGTTCGACGACGCACAAAACCGGGCGCGGCGCGGTATTCACAAGCGGTGTTTTTCCTGTTCCCGGCCCGCCATACGCAAGGGCTTTAACGCCGAAGCGTTGGGCCAATTGCGAAGCCGGTTTAAGTTGCGACATTTGCATAATTGTTCACCTTTGGCCCCGGTTACTTGTGGGCAACCGGGGCGC